CCTGCGAACTACCGTGAACTTCATCCTACAGTTCAGGCTCGGTATCGGCTTCGACATCGAGCACAATGAGATCAATCGGTACTGTATGCTAGACGAGGAAGGCAAAGAAGAAGTTGTTTGCTTTGTTGGCCTAATCATAAAGATACCGTTCATTGAAATCCTGATCGGAGATTTCTTCACGGAATAAAAAAAGCCCCTGCAAGGTTCCTATAAAGGTTCCTTGACAGGGGCTTAATTATTTCAACAGCAGGCTTTCTGCCTGTCTCCTTCTAGTCAATCCTCTGAGCACTCTACCGGCTGCTTTGTCCCACTTGAGACACTCCAGCGCAGCCTCTTCCCAGTTCTTCTCGTTGATCCTCTTCCTGAAGGTACTGATACGAAGGTTACCCAGTCCACAGTTGTAGGCCCATGACAGCACAGCAGCCTGTCGCCTGGGTGACTCATCCTTCAGACCGGGGCAGAGCTTCATCACACCCACATAGAAGTACTCCATGTGCTCGTCTAAGCCCTTCTCGCACTGCTCCATAGTCCAGATTGTGTCTGGATTGATGTCAGGGCCAGTAGAGCCATAGCCGATAGTCCACGGGTGTCCGCCTGTGCCCGGATCAGGATACGCTTTGACTCTACCGTCAGGAAGAACCTTGGCGCATCCTTCAAAGGGCTTGACTAGAACATTCTTACATAGTTCAATTGCGGGGTTCATACAAATGAGTTTCGCTTAGAACAGTTTTCGCTTGCTGTAATGACTTGAAGATTCCAAGGCACATGAAGACCACATACGGTCTTCCCTTGCAGCGGAACAATATGATCGACATGCCACTTTATTCCTGTGGCTTTTGTTCTTACCGCTGATAGATGGTATGCTTCTTGAATCATCCATCGCTCGTCTTCAGAAAGCCATTTAGGACAGGCGTTAAGTTTTCTGGTGTGTCGAAGCATACAATTAGCATTGTGCTTTTCTTTATTTTTCTCTTTCCATTCTTTGCTCTTTAACTTGGCAGGTTCTGGATTTAGAAGATACTTTTGACGAGATTTTTCTGAGATTTTATCTTTATTGTTTAGATAATATTCTCTTTTTCTTTCTACCAATTGTTCTCGTTTTCTAGCACGATACTGCCTGTCCCATTCTGCTTTTGCCTGTTTCTTTTCTTCTTCTGTAAAATATTTCTTTTTCACAGTTTAGACTCTCGTTTTTCGATGCTGCGGCCAACAAAGAAAAATGACAAGATCATCATAAGCATACTAAAATCATCTGCCGTCCAAATTTCATCAATAAGCTGACTTGCAGGAATTCCGCTATTGACTGCGTATGACACAGTAATGATTTTTACAGCCGTGTATAGTCCAAACATCAGCCAAGTGATTCCAGGTCGAACCAACGCTGAAATACTGGCAACCCACTTGTATGCTTTACTGTCTGCCTCTGCTTGTTGCTTAAAAGCCTCACCAATGGCGTCTATCTGATGAATGCTATGGTCTACATAACGCTCTTCCATGCGGTACTCACCCCGCATCTTCTCTAGGTCAGTCTGAAGAGAAAACATCTTCAGTTCGTGGCTTCGTTCATCTTTGCGGTCAAGCCACTTCAGTACCTCCGGGGCCAGCCGGAACAGGCCACCGAAGATACTGCCTAGAAGACCGCCTCCTAGCATTTCAAACATCTTATTCTTCCTCAGTCCTAGTTAAGCGGTTGTATTCTGCTAAGACCTGAGCACCAGTAATAGATCCTTCTTTGCTGGCTCTTTTCTCAAGAATCTTACCAACTTCTCTTACTGCGTCAGGGCGGCTGCGTAAAAGAACCTGCATTGCTCGTAATCCTCCCTCAGAGTACAGCACAGGAGTGGTCACAACAGCAGCCAACGCAGCAGGAGGGGAAGATAGAGCAGCGCCTAAACCAAAGCCCTGGACGACTTGACGACCAGTCTGATACTGAGTAGCGTCTTCTCCAAGCTTCTCAAGAGCAGCGTCTGACAGTTCCTGACCACGGGCTTGGCCAGCAGCAAAGGCAGTCTTGTTACGGCTACTGTCCCGCTGACGAACAGCGGTAGAATATTGTTTAGGGGTGAACACGCCGTTAGCAGCACCGGAGTTCGCTGCCGCAGTACGCATCACGGCGATATCTCCGTAAGCGTTGTCTACCCGACGAAGAGCAGAGGTCTGTTCAGGATTTTGACGACGAAGATTCTTCTTCATTGTCTCTAGGACATCAAACAAAGCATCCCCGATGTCTCGTTCTGCTTTAGTAGCACTATTCTTGTAGGACAGTGCTTCTTTCCTCAGATCAGACTCGATACCTTTGTATGTTTGTCCGTCAATCCTGGCGGAAGTCCTGAAATTCTGCAATACAATATTGTCTAACTTAGAAACAACTTCTGCGCGCTGTGAGGGGTTCAATCCCGCCTTATTGACAGCTTTTACCGCATCAGAATAAGTATCCGAAGTCATTGAAAACTTAATCTTTGATAAAACCTCGTCATACTTCCTGTCAATAATGTTGTTAGCCTCTTGGACAGCATCTCTACCAATGACATCAGCCGGAAGTTCAGAATTAACCTTCTTCAATGCGCTATTGATTACGCCTTTGTTGAATTGGAAAACTGCACGCTCTTTTGCGTTGCTGATGTAAGAGCCAACCAAAGGAACAACTTCTGCAAACCGTTCCACATCTTTGTACTGACCACCAAGAATCTGCCCCGGTGTCATTTGAATACCGAGGTCTTTCATTGTCTGCTCGGCTTTGCTAATCAGCGGGTTGGCTGCTTTACCGATTACCGTGGCGGCTGCTGATCCCAAAGCACCACCAACAGCACCACCGACTGCTTGACCGGCCTTTTCCTCAGTAAAACCGTCTTCAGACACCACTGGCTGAAGAACACCAGTGGCAGCGCCGCCAGCAACGGCTTGACGGGCTTTAGAAACACCTCCTACAGCCTGTCCAGCCCGAAGCCCTACAGCAATGTTTGCAGGGTTCAGCACATTACCACCAAGACGAGCAATATCGAAGCCCTCTTCTCCACGGGCTTTTCTGGCCTCTTGATAAGCCTGTTCTTCGGCCTTAGCCATCTCGTCAACACGGGCAGCCTCGCGGCCAAAGAACTGACTAACCACATTAGGGGCCATGCCACCGGCAGAGGTTACAAACTCCAAGCCACGGGGGAGCAACTGAGCACCGGCAGTCAGGGGGTCTTTCAACCCCATCAAGAAACCAGACTGAATAGCCCCTTCCTGAGCCTTTGGCGCAGAAGGAAAGTCCTCCTCTTTAGCAAGGCCAGCGGCAATTGCTCGTTGCTTAATTTGCTCCTTGGTAACGTTATCGGGAACACCTCTAATAACGACTCCATTTGGAAGGGTCACATCCATTATTTTCCTCCTGACGGGAGATCATTCCAGTTCACGGTACGGGCACCGCTAACACCTGTCGGAAGAGGTTTACCCTGTTCAACAGCCGTTTGCTGCTCCTGTACTCGTTTAATACCACGTTGAATCTTTTGTTCTGCTTGTTGAAGAATACGCTCAAGAGCTTTCTTCTCAAGAGTAATTTCTCCACCAACAACCTGACGCAGATAACGAAGTTCTTCAACGCTATCGTTACCGCCAAACTCTTGCAGTCGAGGAATAACAACCTCTCCAATAAGAGCACGATACTGTTCGGTATTGGCTAGACGGGCCTTAGAGCCGATTGGAGTAAACTTAGCAACAGCTTCTTGCATTGGGCCGTAACCGCCAGTATAAATACCGGACTTAAGCAGAGTCTGTGCGCTTCTTACGGCAGACAAGGCATCTTCTTTACCTTGAATCTGAGCAACCTGTTCCCCAGTAAGTTTACCACCGGCGCTGCCCATAGCCTCGCCTTGCTTTTTGGTGATAACTCCAGTAAGCTGTGCAAGACCAGCGCCAAGAGATTCTTCCAGTGTCTTACCAGCAGGCCCTAAATCCTTGATTGTTTCACCAGTAAGCGAGTTGATAAGAAGTTTACGACCACCAGCAGAAGTTACTTCTGTCTTCATTGCCTGTTCTTTAGGCACTTTCAGAAGATCAGCAACAACTTTCGGGTCTTCAGCAAGTCCAGCAGCTTCTTCCTGAGTCATGTCAGGGAATCGCTTGATTAGTGCAGCAGCACGAGCACTGGCGGAAGAAGCCGCCGCAGTTCCTTTTCGCTTAGTTTCTTCAGTTTCTGCTACTGTCTTAGCCAAAGTAGCCTCTTGCTGCATCATTTTACGTGCTTGTTCGGCAGCTTGCTGTGCAACTTGAGAATTAACAGAACTCGCAGCGTTAGCAAACTTCAGCATACCCTCAGCAGTGTTCGTATCAAACTGCTGTGCCAACTGACGCAATTGCGAAGCCTGCTCAAGCATCGGATCACGGGCACCAAGAGCACGGGAGGCTTGAGTAAGCCCACCGTAGATGCCAGCAGCAATCCGGGACTGCGGATTCATGTTAGCAAACTGCATGGCGCGTTGACGATCAACTTCAGCCTGAGCCTGTTCAGGACTAAGCCCAGCATTGAGAAGACCAAGGTAAGGATTACCCATCATTCCATCAGCCATTATTAGCCTCCAAACAGTTTACCGATTAACTGAGCAACCGGATCAGACAAAGCACCAACAACAGCCGTATTACGGTTTGCTGTCAGTTGATTAGCGGTGTTCAAGCCCTGCTGTAACATCTGTGCAGCAGCGGTGTTGCCTGCTCCTAACTGAGCACCGGTGCTTAACGGCTGCATACCCACCTGTTCAACACCAGTAGCCTGTTGGAAGCCAGTGCTGAACGGAGCCAAAGCAGCTTCCTGAGCACCGTAACCACCACGCTGAAGGTTCAGAGCACCGCCAAGCAAGCCTTGACCGAAGGCGACCTGTTGTTGTCCAGCTTGTTGTGCCTGAGCAGCCAACTGAGCATTACGCTGCTGCTGTGCGTTGTAGAAGGCTTCCATAGCCGGGTTAGCAGCCCGTAGACCAGGGGCACCCATCGGAGTAGCGCCAGTAGCGCCCATCGCAAGGCCACCAGTGCCACGACGGAACTGTTGCGTCTGCAACTGTGCCAGAGCACGCTCATCTTGAGGAGCCAACAGTTCTTGCTGTTGTGCCATAAACCGCTGTGCAGCAGCCTGCGGAGACTCAGCAACATACTGCTGTCCTAAGCCAAACAAGCCTTGAGCAGCTTGATTGACTTGGTTCTGCATGGCTTGCTGCTGCTGTGCCTGTTGCAGTGCTCCGCCGGAGATACCCAGCAAAGCCTCACGCATAGCAGCCACATCAGGGGCCACTTGATAGCCAGCCCCGATCAGACGACCATCAGGGCCATACTGGAAGCCACTACGACCAAAGCGGGTGGTAACGCCTACGGGGCGGAACTGTGCCTGCTGCGCTGCTTGTTGAGCAGCCTGTTGTGCCCCACTAGCAGCCTGATTTGAAGCATAGATGTTGCCTGCGGTACTGATAAGACCACTTAAAAGGCCAGTATAATCAATAGCCATTAGTAGGTACCTCCATCAATGGTACCAGAGAATGTACCAGACAATGTTAGATTAGCCATCGTTGTGGTTCCCGTATGCGTTCCATTGTTAGCGTCAGGCTTAGAGGAAACGGCAGAGGCAATGTTATTGTACTCTGTGTCGATTTCCGTGCCCTTGATGATCTTGGAAGGATTGCCCGACACAAGACCGTCTTTAATAGCAAAGTTAGTAGTTTTGGTATAATTAGACACTTAGTTACCTCGTTTTTCCTACTTTGGTAAAGACATCAATCTTTTGGATAGACACTGGTCGAGTATTCACAGTGGTTTCAAAACCTAGCTGAATAACCTTACCAGCACCACCAATGTTGATTACCTTGTTGTCGAAAGCTGATCCACCGTATTCACCGATATTGTACTCGGCAATGTTGTATTCTGCAACAGCAGCGTTTGACAGGTTGAACTGACGGCTGTTCAGAATATCACTGTAGTCATAACCGAACTTCAGCACCACAGGATAACCCTGCCCACCGATAGTTGTGATTCCAACCTTCTTCATAATCTTCAGTGCCGTGGGCACACCGAAGTCGAAGTAGTTGGTGTAGTATCTCATTACATAAGTATCAACATTATCACGATAAGTGTCATACTTACCGACATATCCTGGCTTACCTAACAGAAGGTCTTTGTTCTGTTTGTAGCAGAAGGCTGTTGGTACATTTCCATCCCACGTCGTAGCCCTGCTTGCACCGTTAGGCAGCAGCATCCGAAGGTCAAAGCAGTAGGTTACTCCGGTGACAGGGAAAGTAATCAGGTAGAAACCTTCCTTGTCTGAGTGTGTTGCCTTGATGCCTGCGGCAGTCTCCAGAGCCATCGCAGCTACAACATCGTCACGCACATTTGCGCTGATGTCGCGCATCGGCGAAGACTTCTCCTGGATCACCCGTGACAGCGACTTGACACCGCTATCAGACAGGAAGTACACATCTGAGCCAGTGGCTACCACAGAGTCTCGTGCAAAGCAGCCAACACCTGTGATTGTGTCTTGCAGCGTCAGTCCGGCAGGGTCTTGAGCATTAGCGTAGATCAGAATCTGCCTACGACCAAAGACGATCAGGAAACCGTTGTGGGCTGCTAGAGCAATGATTTCGTCGGCACCAGCAGGCCATATTTCTGCAATGTCTAAGGTTCCAGCAGTTCCAGTAGACAGGACAAAACCACTGAGTAGATCAGAAAACTGAATAGTTGTTTTGTTACTGGTGTTATTGGCTGACCATGTACGACCATAAGCACTAATAACGCAATTATTATTACTGACAGTTCCAACATATCCAGTCTTCTCCGACACCCTGCGGTAAGTTGAGTTAGACACAGCAGGATCAAAGATCAGAGGATCATGTCCAGACTGATACATGTACAGGATACCGTTCAGTGCAGCCATCTGCCAGTTGCTGTCAGTGATCGTCGGAGCAGTTCCACCGCCACCATAGGTCAGCATCGTCAGTGTACTGCCGTTAAGCCTGAACAGCTTGTTGTTACCGGCAGCAATCGTGTACGAAGTACCGTCAGCAGCAATCAACTCACCGATAGCCTTGACAGCATTTGAGCCTAAGTCAGTGTTGGTCGCATGCGTAGGACTCCAGCCTTTACGGGCACCAATACGACCAAACTTGTCAATCACACAATTCGTAGCAACAGTAGCAAAGCCTGATTCAAGTGAAACCACCGAGTCCTGCGTGTTAAGGCCGTAGAAACCCGGAGCAGCGATAGAAGTGGTTAACAGCTTTGCTACCATTATACACTCGTCCAGGTTACTTGTTCATCGTACCGGTTAGCTTCAAGAGCAATAGCGTCTGACAGTGCAAGACGATACTTCTGATATAATTCACTGAAAGACTGTCCACCGTCTTCACCTCGTTCAGCAACAGCGTTAGCGTATGCTAACATCTGCACCAAGTGAGGAGGGACTTTAACCAAGTCACCGTTGGCAGTCAGGTCAGTCTGAGGAATGTTCAGATTAAACCGGAGGGAATAGACCGCATCAGGCTGTGGCCAGACACGGACAACATTGTCGTCGTTGCTTACACCGTCAAACGCATAATAGATCGGAGCAGCATTCTGGACATCAGCGAGATAATACTGTGTATCCAACCAGTCAGGAGACACCTGATACATCGGGACATCTTCAGTCTCGTTCATAACCATGTCAACCTTAAACCGTTGACCAGAACCTGTCAATGTGTATGCCTGTTGTCCAGAGACAGTAGGTACGACAATCGTTTGACTTAAAGCATTCCATGAGTAGGCGTCTTCAATTTCACGCTTTGCGTCATTGATTAAGACACCAATCAAAGAACTGTAAGGAGTATCACCAACAGATGAAACTTCTGTTTCCCTAAGTCTTATAAGGACATTGTTAACAAGTTGTAAATAAGTTGTTGCCATTAGTTTTCCTTGGTGTCTTTATAAGTAATCATTATAGACGATTCTCTTAGACTTGTCAATAGGTGTCTGCACTAGTGTTGTGCTTTTACAACAAACTGGAAGATCATAAACAATGTAGCTACGACAGCCCAAGCACCCATGCCCATGTTTACCCACCGTTCAACCTTACGATCTACTCTGGTAATGCTCTTATCAAGTTCTTCCGTCTTTTCCTCAAGGTCGTCAATCCGAACACCTTGAGCAGTCTGACGCTCTTCAACGAGGATCAGACGAGTAACGGCATCAGTTAGTTTGTCTACTTTTGTCTCTATTCGTTTCAAGTCCTCGTTGAAGCCTGCGTCCATGTTACTTCTTAGCCTTCTTCTTAGACATCCCAGCCTCTGACAAGGCAATCGCTACAGCCTGTTTACGGCTCTTAACAACTGGGCCTTTCTTGCCGCTATGTAAGGTACCTTCCTTGTACTCTTTCATAACTTTCTCAACTTTACTGGGCTTCTTCATCATAGGTTCCTCGCTAAGTATTCGTACATGTGGTAACAGAGCACAAGAAGGAAAGCAATAGCAAACAAATACAAACCGTTGGTAATCATCTCTTGTTTCCGACGTTTTGCAATCTTTGCTGCTTGCTCTCGCTGTCTTTTGATCTTAGTGCGTTCAGCCATCATTGACTGATAGGCTTCCTGTCCATACACACCAGCGATAAGAATATAGAGTTCATACTCCATCTTCTTTAGTCGCTCACGGTGCATTACGATGTCTAATGCTTCCTGCTCAATTGATCCTTTACCAAGAAACTTGCCTTTCTTGAGGTCTTGTTCTTTTTTGGCAGCACTTTCGTTAAAAGATTGGACAGCCGAGTACCAT